AGTTTAAAAGGGTTTAAATGGGTTTTTTAATTCCAGCTAATATCTGGAGTCTATTTACTACTTCAGATGAAATTACATCTGTACCTTCGGTAATTACTTTCTTAGGTGCTATACCTGCAGGTTTTGATGCAAATCCTCTGTTTTCGTTAACAGTGGTTTTTGTTTTTTTAGTTAAAGTAGGTACTACTGTTTCGTATACTAACTTAGCTTGACTAGTTGTTTCCGCCTTATCGAAAGCAGTCATAATATTTACAACTTGTCCTTCGGATAAACTAAATTCCTTCATAAGCTTATTTACGTAAAGTAGCTTAGCATTCAGAAGATTAATCTCTGTCAAATCTTGTTTAAGTGATTTGATAGTTTTAAGAGCTTCGGTTAACTGACGGTCTCTATTAGATGTCTTTTCAGAATCTTTTCTAAACTGCGCTAATTCGGAGAGAAGCTCATCGATATTTGGTTCGTCGTCATCCTCATGTAAGTCTTCTTGTTCAAGTTCTGCTAAGAGCTCTTCTAACGATATTTCATCATCCGATGTGGAGTCAGCTCCATCCATACCGCTCATATCCCCCATATCCCCCATATCTCCTGCTCCTCCCATATCTTCTCCTGAAAGCTGGTCTTGAACGATCTTAGTGATTATGTCTTCTAACTTATCCATCGTCATGTCCTCAGGTAAGTCAACTTCCTCACTCTCATCTTCTTCAGATTCCTCATCCCCCTCAGGCTTTTCATCTTCTTCAGACTTTTCGTCTCCCTCAGGCTTCTCGTCTTCTTTAGCTTTTTTAGCTTCGTTTTTTTCAGACTCTTCTTCTTCTACCTCTTTTGCTTTTTTTGCTTCTTCTAAATCAACAAATTCTTCTTCTTCTAACTCCATCTCATTTAATTTAGTTACAAGTAACTCTTTTAATCGTGGAGTAATTGTCTCTTCTAAAGCTGCTTTAGCATTAGCAATAGCGGCTTCACGTACCGCCTTAGCCTCAGCAATAGCTTCCTTAAAAAGGTTTGAATCGTTTTTCATACTTTAAAATTTAGGGATTTGTACGTTTATTAAAAACGTAATATATTTAATATAGTAATATCGTAGTAACGATATATTGCATTAATATATATCTAAATAAAAAGTATAAAAAGATTTAATATATATTTATCGCAGTAGGCACTTACCGGCTGTTAAGCAAAGTAGTTCGCCAATTAAGTTATGAGCCTTAGTGTACCTATCTACGGGCTGCCTATTTTCATTTAGCCTTACTGGTTTCATAAACGCTCCTTTGGTTGACGGGTTAGATACGAAATCCCAGCAAACTAGTTCAAAATCATCCTGTACTTTTAAGTACCCTTCGTTTGTCTCCTTAACTGTTCCGGTACCTCTAGATGAAATACCTATTGTATGACCTCCTTTTAAAATTTCTCTAACAATATTACCCGAAGGTGTATTTAATAGCTCTAGCCTACCAAGTAAGTCGTTACCTTCCCACCAAAGAGCTTTAACGACGTGAGAGGCATTTTTTAAATTTACAACAGGTGAATCCGGGTGATCTAATTCCCCGTATGCATTACCTACTTCGACGAAAGTTTTAACATACTTATCTACCTCCCTAGATAGGACTTCTAACTCGTATACCCGTCCATTGTGGTTTTTATCGCCAGCTCTCTGTACGATCCCCTCTACTTCGTATACACCAGGCTTATTAGTTGATTCAATAAGCAAGCTCTTAAACGGTAGGTACCCTGTAATTACGTCGTTCATTTACTTTCGATTATCTTTTTGATTAATCCGGTGAAAGATTCTTCTAATTTAATTTTCTGCATACTGTTTGCTGAATCAACTAGGCTTTCTTGGCTTTTAGTTACTTCTTTAGGTAAATCTTTTCTTTTCTCCTGCTTTTCCGGGATACTGTAGTAGTTTCTATCTTTCTTTAAATTCTTTAAAGTAGCTGCTCTAGCTTTCTCATACTGTTCTTCCGTAGGCCTTTCTCCGGGGAGAAGCCCTATTTTATCTAATTCGACTCTAACCCCTAAATCAATTTCGTACAGGGAGTAATTATCTTCAGGTAAGAACATCTCTGAAGGATTGTATACTGGTTTAGAAGTTTGCTCTTTTTTACCTTCCGTTAGAACTCCTTTATTTTTAAGGATTTTAACAATATCGTCAAAGGTATTTGCGGGTACTATAAAATTAGGGAAAGTATTTTTTGCCTCTCGAACAAAATTTACTTTATCAAATTTACCTTCCGCAATAGCGTTATATTTTTCTTGTAGAGTTTTCATAAGTTTAAATTTTTCCCTCCTGGTAGTATCTTATTACATCCATAGCTTTGCTTTTGAATTTAGGGGGTTTTTTAAAGCCGTATTTCTTAAGTATTTTAGCTCCCGGTGTATTATAGCTATCTTTACCTGCAGGTGTAAACGCATACTTTGTTAAGTACCCGGATACCGCTCCAGTAGCAGATTGCTCAGTTATAGCTTTAACCACAAGCTCTCTAATCATCTTCCTAGTTACCTTGTTTGACATGTTTCAATTCCTCTATCAATTCATAGTAATTCATTAATGCAACTAAATGATTATCTTCTACTTTTTCAGTAACTTTTATCTCAGTTACATAATTTAATAGCTCAGTGAGTTTAATTTTTAAAATCTCATCTGTTATTTCTTCTTTCAGACCTTGTAAACTCTCTCGTATCCCTTTAATCTGTTCATTTATAAAAGTTTTTAACTTCTTTGTAGAAGATACAGATGTTACAAACTCTTTTAATACTGTCTTCTGTTCCGGTAGTAAGGTCTTATACTTTGTGTTAAATTTTTCTAAGAGTATCCGATAAGTTAATAGCCTTAAATCGTCATCGTACTTAGCATATTCTTCAATTAAACTTTCTCTAGAATCCTCATCAGTTAGCATAACTTGAGTCATGTGTTCAAGCAATGTAGTCTTATTGCTGATTATTGTATCTGGATCTACTAACTCCGATGTATTATGCGCTTCTATCAAGGAATATGTTGCAGCTAGTACTTTATATTCCGGTACTTTTATTGTAAAAAATTCATCTAAGTCGTAGCTACTTTTAACTTCTTTTATTAAATCGTATTTTAACTTTAATAACCTATCTCTACTTAGTTTTCTTGATATTTCAAGTACAGTTGATACTATAGCATTAGCTTTATTAGCACTCGTATTAGTACTACTCAATACAGTCTGGTATAGTTTATTTTCTTTTGAAAGTGGTGATCCGGCATGAAAGTATTTTTGTATTAGTACTGCACAGGCTGAGTCTTTACCTTCTAATACATCAGCTGTTAACTGTTTAACTAATAAGTTAAAAAGTAAACCAGTATTCTTATACTTTGAATGTTTAATTTTATTCATCGGACAGTATTCCTTTATAAATATAGGTTATTTCTTATAAATCTTTAATATTACCTTCGTCTAATAAGTCTCTTTTTTCTTCAAAAAGGTTAATTTTTTTAGATTTAAAAATATCCCTGTTTTTGTGAAATACTGCTTTAGTCTTTTGGCCCTCATTTACGTTTTCATTATCCGACGGATACCCCCCTTTCATTCCATGTACTCCTAGTCTATCCCTTCCACCTAGCGGATCATCTTGGGTACCGTAAATTGATACATGTTTAATTGGACGTCCTCTTGGTACTTCCCGTTCGTTATACCCTGGAGGTAGTTCCTGTTTATCATCCCTATCTGCTCTGTAAATTGTAGCTAAGTCGTGAGGCGTTCCGTACGTTTCTCCAGTCTGAGCTGGATCGTTTCCTTCGTTTTCAATTTGAGTTAATCTGAAAGATCTTTTTGCATCTTCCCTGATTAAGTCTCTCATTTCCATATACTGATCTTCTGAGAACTTAAGTATGTTTTCGTAGATCCAATCACTCGATATAAGTTTTGTTTCCAGCAAGCTATTAATAAGGTTGACCTTTTCTGTCAT